AACCTGCACTGCAACGCTTGCTGACTGAGGGCGACAACAACACGTTGATCCCCGTAGACAAGTGGATGGCCTTTAGTGAGAAAGGCGGACTAAAGGGAAGCATTGATCTTCTGCCGATTGACACGCTGGCTTCGGCGCTGATCAATTGCTACCAAGCGCAGTCAAACGTCAAAGCTCAGATTTACGAAATCACCGGGATCTCGGACATCCTGCGCGGAGTCGGTGCTGCTTCTGAATCCGCAACGGCACAACAGCTCAAGGGCCAGTATGCCGGGATGCGGTTGCGCGCCATGCAGGAAAGCGTTGCGTTGTTTGCGAGCGAACTCTTGCGCCTCAAGGCGCAAATTGTCTGCACAAAGTTCCAGCCTGAAACCATTCTTGAACTAGCAGCAGCCAGTCAAATGTCTGCCGCCGATCAGGAGATGATCCCGCAGGCTATTGAATTGATGACGAACAACCCGCTTCGTTCGTTCCGCATCCAGATTGCCTCTGACAGTCTGGTGCAGCTTGATGAAAACCAGAACAAGCAGGACAGGGTTGAGTTTCTCAGTGCGTTCTCGAACTTCCTGCGGGAAGCTGTACCGGCTGGTCAGGCATCGCCTGAAATGGTCCCGATGCTGATGGACATGATCAAGTTCGGGATCGGAGGCTTCAAGCAAGGCGCGATCATGGAGGGCTCCATTGATGCAACCTTGCAAAAGATGGCCGCAGCTTCAGCCGAAAAGGCCCAGAACCCGCAGCAAGACCCTGAGACGATGAAAGCCCAGGCTGCTGTGCAATCTCAACAAGCTCGCGCCAATGCCGATATGCAGATTGAGCAGATGAAGGCTGAGATGAATGCCCAGATGGAGACTCAGCGCCAGCAGCACGAAACGCAACTAGCCATGCAGGAGCTGGCGTCCAAGGAGCAGTTTGACCGTTGGAAGGCTGAACTGGAAACCGCGTCCAAGATCATGGTCGCAAGGATTGCGGCTAACCCCGGCATGGACCTGCCAATGCTCGAAGCCCAGCAGGCAGCAGCCGAAACGATCACCAAGGAGCTTGGCGATAACGTCCGCATGGCAATGGATCAGATGACCAATGCCCAGAACAACATGGCGAACATGCACGGCCAGTCTATGCAGAAGCTCCATGATGTCCTTCGATCCGCCAACGCTCCGAAACGGATTGTGCGCGGTCCTGACGGGCGGGCGCTTGGTGTTGAGATGGTGCCGGATCCATTGCAGGGAATGGTTCAATGATCACAACGACTAAAGGCAATATGGACGAAACATTGCTTGAGAAGCGCGATGGCGTTTTTGAAGACGACAATGAATCGACCACATGGGTGGAATACTGGGACGGCGGCGAAATGATCCACCGCTCGGTTCATGTTCATCTTAAAAAACCAATGATTTCCACTTCTGAGATTGGAGGCTTCGCGTGAGCAATACCCAAGCAATGTGTACGTCGTTCAAGGGCGAAATCCTGTCTGGGATTCATGCTCTTGGCACGACTGTCATCCGGGCAGGCACGGGAGCCGACACGCTCAAGGCGGCACTGTATCTCGCCTCGGCTACGGTTAACGCAGCCACAACGGCCTACTCTGCGACAAACGAAGTGTCTGGCACAGGGTACTCTGCCGGCGGAGTTACCGTCACCAATGCAAACCCGCCCACGACCAGCGGCACGACGGGGTACTGGACGCCATCTGCCAGCCTTACCTACACTACGGTCACGCTGACTACCGCCTTTGATTGCGTCCTGTTTTACAACTCGACCCAAAGCAACAAAGCCATCTCCGCTCATACGTTTGGATCTCAGACCGTAACCGCCGGGACGTTTACACTTACTATGCCGGTCAGTGATGCGAGCAATGCGCTTATCCGCATTGCCTAACCGGGATGGCGCAGGGTCCGTGGGACACAGGCACATGGGATGACGCCCTTTGGGATAGTCTCCCAATCACGGGCAACGCTGCTACGGGATCGCCCGGCAGCGTTGGCGTAGGTGAGCGTACCGTTGCCCTCACGGGCGTCTCTGCGACTGGTGCAGTAGGCACCGAGACACCGGCCAATACCGTTGCCCTCACGGGCGTCCAGGCCACAGGGGCCGTTGGGACCGTCACGCCCGACACGGTTGTTGCCCTGACTGGCGTTCAGGCTACCGGCCAAGTTGGGACTGAGGGTTATGAGCTTACTATTGCCCTGACCGGCGTTCAGGCCACCGGCCAAGTCGGAACGGTCAGCTATGACAATCTAATAGTCGGGCTAGACGGCGTTCAGGCTACAGGCTCAGCCGGTAATGTCTTCTTTGTTCCGCCACCCAGCATCGTAATTGATGACACGCACGACGGCGACCGCCGCAAAAAGCTCAAAAAGCGGTTTGACGACGAAATTGCAAAAACAAAGAAAAGGCGCTCTGACGTAATTCTAGCATATGAACGTATTGTCGAGGGACGGCCCGATCTAGCAAAAGAGATAACAAAGGGCTTTGAAATAGCTACGGTTGGGCCTCAGAATACGTCAGTAATTACCGTTGATTTTGATAAATTAATCAATGACTTAGCTAGAGTAGAGCTTCTCTGGAATGAGTATCTTGAAATGGAAGATGAAGACGTAATGGTTCTGCTATGACCCGGTTTAGAGCAATATACGACTCAGTTGGAAAACTGGCGGAATATCAGGATGGCATCCTGACTTGGTCCCGCCAAAAGGTTGGCAAAGAAAAAAAACGCAGCCACCAGATAATTAATGATATTAAACCGTATAAGAGTATGGTTGACGGTAGCATGATAACTTCGCGCTCCGCTCACAGAGAGCATTTGCGCAAGCATAATTGCTTTGAGGTCGGCAACGAGACAATGAAAAACAGCCCATCTCCCGTTGTAAACAACCGCCGCGAAATGCTGCACCGCCGGTTGGGGGACATGAGCGACAGTCAGGCAAACAAGATACTTAAACAATTGCGAGGAAATTGACTTGGACACCCAAGATCAGATTGATTTGAACGACGGCAAGGCAGATCGCAAAGAGCTACTTGCTCAGCAGTTTGGCGAAGTTGAAACCGCCGCGCCCCAGCAAGAGCAACAACGCGCCACCAAAGATGTCGCTGAAGTTGAGCCGGAAGCTGAAGATCCCGTCTGGAAAAGACCGCCTTCTTCGTGGAAACAGAATTACCACGAAGTCTGGAAAACCGCTGATCCGCGCCTGCAAGAGTATGCGTATAAGCGCGAAGAAGAAATGCGGGCTGGCATAGAGCCGCTCAGGTCCAAGGCTCAGTTTGCCGACCAGATGAATGAGGCAATGAAGCCTTATTTGAACACCATCAACGGCCTGGGGATTGACGCGCCGCGTGCCGTTAAGGCGCTGATGGAAGCGGATCACACGCTTCGGTATAGCTCGCCAAGCCAAAAGCGGGACTACCTTATCAATCTAGCCAGCCAGTATGGAATTGATCTTAGCGGTGCGACCGCTGGCTCGCCTGCGCCATCCGGGTCAGTTGATCCGCGCTATTTTGCAATGCAAAACGAACTTAATACTGTTCGTGGCGAAATCAAAAGCTTCAAGCAGCAACAAGAAGAAGCTGAAAACCAATCTTTGCTTGGCGAAATCAACAGTTTCGCGAGCAAGGCGGAGTACTTTGAAGAAGCACGACCCGTTATGGTCCAACTCCTACAGAGTGGCGTAGCTGGGACACTGGAAGAAGCCTACGAAAAGGCTATTCGCCTTGACGACGATATTTTCTCTCAGACGCAACAACGCTCACAGGCGGCAGATGCGGCGCAGAAAAGCTTGTCGGCCAACCGGGCTGCGAAAGCGGCCAAGGCAGCAGCGGTTAGTGTTAAAAGTTCCACACCCGGCACCAAGACCACAACCAACGCGCAAGACAGACGCTCTATGTTGCTCGAACAATTCGACAGCGTGAACGAGCGTTTTTGATCACTGATGAAAGGACTATAAAATGGCTTTTGCTAATAGTTCGGTCAGCGACATCATTGCGACAAACATTCAGAGCCGCAGTGGCGAACTGGCCGACAACGTAACTAACAACAACGCGCTCCTTCGTCGTTTGAAGGATCGTGGCAACGTGAAAACGTTCAGCGGCGGTAACGTCATCCTGCAAGAAATCATGTATAATGATTCGAGCACGAACAACACGAACAGCTACTCCGGTTACGAAGTCCTGAACGTGTCGCAGAACAGCCCCATCTCGGCTGCTCAGTTCTCGATCACTCAGTATGCGTCGGCGATCACCATCTCCGGTCTGGAAATGATCCAGAACTCCGGCAAGGAAGCGATCATTGACCTTCTGGATGGCCGCATGAACGTTGCTGAAGCCCAAATGGCTAACCGGATTGGTAGCGACATCTACCTTGACGGTACGGGCAACGGCGGCAAGAACATCACTGGACTTGGCGCTGCTGTTCCTGATGCGCCGACCAGCGGTACTTACGGCGGCATCAACCGCGCTTCCTTCACGTTCTGGCAGTCGGTCGCCTTCTCTGGCGTAACCAACGGCGGATCGGCTGTAACTGCCTCGAACATCCAGCAATACATGGATTCTCTGGCTGTTCAGCTCATTCGCGGAACTGACAAGCCTGACCTGATCGTGGCTGACAACAACTACTACCGCCTCTACCTTCAGTCGCTGCAATCCATCCAACGCATCTCGGACTCCGGTTCGTCGATGGCTGGGGCTGGCTTCGCTTCGCTGAAATACTACGGAGCTGGCATGGCGTCTGACGTTGTGCTTGACGGTGGTATCGGTGGTGCTGCAACGGCAAACCACATGTTCTTCCTCAACACGAAATACCTCATGTTCCGCCCACACGCGGACAGGAACTTCGTGCCAATTGGTGGAGAGCGTCAGTCTGTCAACCAGGATGCCGTGGTTAAACTGATTGGCTGGGCGGGCAACCTTACTTGCTCGGGAGCGCAATTCCAGGGCGTCCTGATTGCTTAGAAAGGCAACACAACATGGCTTATTCATTTACTGAAAATCGCGCTGGACAGCTTCAGATTGCGAACACTGACTCCGGCGTCACGATGCCGAACGGTTCGTCTGCCGTCCCCACCCCGCCGAACACGCTCGGTCAGGTTTGCCGAGCGGCTGACCCGACCTACGGCGAAGGTGAGTTCATCATGCTTGTTGGCGTTGCCAGCACCGTGGTTGGCACGCTGGTGACGTATAACGCCACTACCTACCAGACTGCCTTTTCGCCAAACACGGCGGGAACCGGCACTCCGGTGGCGGTGGCTATGTCGGCCTGTACTGCCGGACTGTTCGGCTGGTATCAGATCGGCGGTCTAGCGGTCGTCAACAAAACTGCAACGCAGGTCACTGCGGGCGTTCCTGTTTATCAATCGGCAACGACTGGTAGCATCATGCCCACGGCTGCAACTGGCAGGCAGATTCTTGGCGCTCGTTCTGCCAACTTGGCAACGGTGACGACCACGACTGCCACTGTTATTGTGTCGATCAACCGTCCGCATCTGCAAGGTCAGATTACTTAATGATTGTTCCGTCTAATATAGACGAAACGATCCCCGTTGTGTGTAACACGGGGGATCAAGAAGTCCTCGGCAACATAACTGCTGCCGCTGCTCTTGATCTCCCGTGGTTACATCTTGCTGAACCGCATGACGGAATAGCTGTGATTGTGGGGGGCGGTCCTTCGATGAAGGCGCTGCTTCCCATGATTGCCGCCCACCAGCGGTCTGGGCATAAAGTTTTTGCCGTCAATAACACAACCCCCAGCTTAAACATTGCGGGTGTCAATCCCGACTATTTTGTGCTTTTGGACTCCAAGCCTAGCAATGTTTATTTTGTTCGGCCTCACAAAGACACGAAATATCTAATTGCGTCCCAATGCAATCCAGTCGTTTTTGCAGCCTTAGAAGGCCATGATGTAACCGTCTGGCATCCGTCTTTCCCCGGCATTTGGCCCATTATTGGCGACAAACCGTGCGCCGTGATCGGCGGCGGATCGTCTGTTGGGCTGCTCGCTCTGAGCGTGGCATTTTGCATGGGCTACAGGACAATTCACGTTTACGGCTTAGACTCCAGCTATTCTCACAGCGGCATGGCCCACGCCTACGCTCAAGACGCTGACGATGACTGTGCGAATTACAATGTGAACGGCGTAGAATACTCGGCAGCAAAATGGATGGTTCGGCAAGCCGTTGAATTTCAAGACGTAGCGGTCCAGTTGGCCGCTGAGAATACAATCATTCATGTCCACGGTTACGGCCTTCTTCCGGCGGTAGCCCAGGCAATGATCGGATCGAACAAAGTAGATTT